TTCTTTGACATTATATCCTTTTTGGATAAATGCAGAGATGGGTAAACGGTAAAAGACTGCACCGTTTTCCATAATCGCATGAAAGAGTATTGGACGCCCTGTAATTGATGCAAACCCAAAGAGTAAGCAGTCTTCCACTTCTCCATGATGTTCTTTAAGGTCATACAGATATTCTCTTCTTACCTGCGCATACGTAGCAGGAATGTTTGCGTTCAAGTAAGCCATTCAACATAAAACTTCTAGGTTGCTAAAAAATAAATAGCAACAATTACTACCACAACAGCGGCAGATATCTTTGGATTAGCTTTTGCTAATGTCCAAAGTTGTTTCACTTTTTCCATAGTTTCCTCCTAATGTATTTCACCCCAGTTATTCCCTGATTCGTAGTCTACCTTATTAGGTATCTCAAGTTCAACTGCTGATTCCATTATTTCAACAATGCGTTTAGCTTCTTTATCATCTTTTACAGAAATGTCCAGTTCATCATGGATCTGAATATGGGGAATTACTCCTTCTTTGTATAGTTCTAACATACATTTTTTAGTCATATCTGCTGCTGATCCTTGTATTAATTTATTTAAAGATTTGTAAGTAAATGCTCTTTTAATACCTGGCCCATGTTCAAGTATAGCTTGTTCATGAGGAAGAGCTTTATGAATTCCAAAATAATTTGGTTCCCATAAATGGAATCGACACAAACGCCCAAGTAGTGTACGAATTTGTCCACGTTGTTGTGCGCGTTGGGACACAGCATTCATCAATTGTTTAACGAAAGGAACTTTAGAGTGATACATCGCAAAAAGATTCTTTGCTTTTTCTTCGCTAACTCCTAGTTCTGCTTGAAGTTTAGCTTTTCCCATTCCATAAAATAATCCTAGATTAATTACTTTAGCTTGTGTTCTAGGAATTTGTGCCATGTCAGCTACAATTTTATGAAAATCAGCGTTGCCTTCTTTATAAGCGTCCACCACAGTGAAGGCCGAAGGCAACTGCTGAAGAGATGCATAATGTACAACCAACCTTGGTTCTTGTTGATTGTAATCAAAGCATCCCCACACACAACCTTTCTCGGGAATGAATAGGGATCGAATCATTGGCCCAAGGTCTTTATTACGTGCGGGAATCTGTTGTAAATTTGGATTAGAATAAGAAAATCTGCCGGTAACAGTGCCTCCTTGATCAGATCTTATTTGATTAATGTCTGCATGAATTCTGCCTTTGTGTTCGTGTTTAATAATAGTGTCTATAAATGTAGTATGTGCCTTGTTTATCTCTCGGGCTTTTGCTATTTTATTAACCAGAGGATGAGAATGTTTCTGTAAGAAATTTTTAGTGAATGATGGCGCATTTGTTTTGGCAGTTCTTTCGTAGGGTATTTTTAATTTGTCAAAAACTTTGGCAATTGATCGTGCTGCCCATATTTGAGGCTCTACTTGCGTTTCTTTTTTTATTTCTAGCAACAATGCTTTTTCTTCTTCAAGTAGTTTTTTTTTCAATACGTGAGCTTTTTCAACGTCTACGCGGACACCCTTAAATTTCATATCTACTAAGCAAGGAAATAAATCTGATTCTAATTCAAAGATAGACTCTAGATCCTGGTTGCTTAATTCCTGTTTTAATTTTTTCCATAACTGATATGTGACTTCAGCGTCTCGTTCGGCATAGTTCCCGACATACATGGCCGGTAGTCTCCACATCTCTGCTTTAGGATCAATTCCCCATTCTTTAGCTCCGGCAATTAAAGCAGCTTCATCTTTTCCAAAGCCCACATACTCTCGACCTAAACTATTTAAATCATAACGCATTCTGTTTTCATTAATTAAAGACGCGGCAATCATAGTGTCGACGATGTCTCCTTTTATTTCTATTCCCATTGCCCGAATCCAACAGACATCGTACATCGCATTATGAAAAATTTTAAGGGAAGAAGATTTACAAAGCTCTCTAAGCCATTGAATTACCTTAGTTTTTTCTAAATTTCCTCCACCTTCGTGATCAAAAGGAAAGTAACCTTGATAGCCTTCACTAGCGACAGCGATGCCAACTACTTTTCCATTTCCAATAACGGAGCCGGATCCTCTGGATTTTAAATCAGGGTCGGACGTTTCTAAGTCAATAGCAACTTCTTGTCGGTCTGTTAGGTCAGGAAATTTTTCTGGCTTAACCCATTCTGTTTGAGGTTTGAATAAAGGGAATTGCATTACTTTGTTACCTCTTTTTCCTTGAAGGTAAAACCATGAGGTAAAGATTTAGTTTGAGTACCATAATCTCTTTCAATAATCATATCAATATAATGTTTCGCTTTTTCGAGATCTTGAACTTCTCCTTTATGTCTATGACGACAAATATATTTAATAGCGTTCCCTTCTGCAAAAGGCAAATTATTTTCATTTATAAATTGAGCAGGTTGGATTTTCATATCTTTATAATGAGATCCTCCAATTTGTTTTTTGTATACGCTCATAGCATAAACTCCTTAAACAAAATTATTGTTAATATAGATATAAACATTAGGTCAGTTCCCCATGCATATCTACATGCCTTACAATTACATCTCATATTTTAAACTCCTTGCTTCTGTCCCTGCATCTGATTAAAAATAAATTCTTGCTGCATCGGGTTAGACCGACGTACCAGACTCTTTGTTCCTCATCTTGTTTCATAATAGTTTTCGTTGCTCCTTTTATAGTATTGTGTGTTTGATTTTGGAGAATAATAACATTAGTAGCTTCTCCTCCTTTCGAGCCATGAAGAGTCAGAACTTTAATTCTTGGTTTAAGACGAAGGTCTTCTCCATTATTTCTCATGGCTCTTATGTAAGTCTTCATGTGGGGTGTAACAGCGGTGAAAGCGTCGTACCATTGTAAACGATGATTTAATTTATATTTTGTTTTAAGATCGGAGAGCTTAAATAATTTATCATCGGTCTCTTCAAATTTTTTATTGAATCTTTCCAACAGTCTCTGAACCTCTATGGTATTAAGTTCTTTTCCTTTTTTCCATGATTCCCAGTTCAGGATATCTCGGTATAAAGATTCACTAATACTGCGACCCTGTTTAGTTTCGAAATAAAGTCCTCGTTTTCTAAGATCTCTAATAATAGGTTTAAGAAGATCATTGGTTCGAGCGAGAATATACCAATCGCCTTTCTGCATATTGATATGATCAATAGAAAAGAAGATTTTTATAGTTCCCTCTGCAGACGTCGGAGTATTCCATGGTTTATCTAATCTTCCTGACTTGATATTATCTAATCGCAGAAGAGCTCGTGTATGTATCATTCTAGGAACGCGTTTGGATTGTTTAAGTGGTATTTCGACTGCATCAAAGCTAATAAAGGAATCAACATCAGCTCCGGCCCAGCCAAAAATAGCTTGATCATCATCGCCTGCGATATAAATATCTTTAGTGTGTTGTTGTAAAGTCGTAATCATTTTCCATTGAATGAGAGAAAGATCTTGGGCTTCATCAATAAAAATAACTTCAAATTTAGGACCTTTGGCACTGGGTAATTGAATCTCACTCATAAATTTTTCAATCATGTCAGTGAAATCAATAAGTTGGTAAGTGTTTTTGTAGCTCTCAATATGTTTAGCAACCACTTGAATTTTATCTCTTTCAATTTTTCCAAGATGTTCATTACGATCGAGTTGATCTAGAACGCTTATGTTTCTAACTCTAGCTAAATTAATAAGATTTAAGTATTCACTGTTTGAAGTAAAAATTCCATTGAAGTCATCTTTTTCATAGGCAGCATATTTAATTCTTAATTTACATTCTTCTCCTATGATTTTATAATGTTCTTCTTGCATTACATTTTCTTCCTGAAGTCCTAGATATCTGAAAGCAAAAGAGTGCAGTGTTCTAAAGTGTTTTATATCTTTTTTATTTAAATTAGGAAAAGTCTCTAGAAACCTGTCTCTTGCTTCGTGAGCAGCTTTACGAGTAAAAGCAAAATACCCAATGCGATCGAGAGGAATGCCTTTATTTTTATATTCAATGACTTTGTCTAGTAACGTTTGAGTTTTTCCGGTTCCAGGAGGACCGATGACTTTATAATTCATTAGAAGTTATCTTTCTTTTTTTCAGTTTTTTTATGTTCAATTTGATATACTTCCATT